ATTCAAGAGCATCTGTAAAAGAATAGTCTTCTAACAAAGTAACAATTACGTTATCTTTAGAAGAAGATAGTTTGGTAGGATTTAAAAGAATTGGGACACCTGTCGCGGGAGTTGTTATCTGAAAAGCGCCTACTTTAGTTGTTGTAACGCTAATACTTCCAGTAACTACAAAAGTCGGTCTTGGCATACACATACTCCTTTGCCGTTTAAATTTAGTATATGTATGAATGATAACAAACATAAATAAATAAATATATAATTATTTATTTAGTTAAATATATTAATTATGTTAAGCTTGTATGATTATAAACAAAAAGCCCCTAATGCCGTAAGCATTAGGGGCTTAAATATTCAATTATATGTATTTAACTACCTTCTTATAAAAGCTTTACACTTTTCTTGAAAGCAATCAACATTCTGCCGAAACCAAGAGCACCATTCTTTTTCCAGACAAAACTTACAATCCCCGCAAGTCTCATTATTAAACATATTAGAGTTAGACATTTATTGTTCATCTCCTTTTATACTGAAGTTATACAAAAGTAAGGTTTCGTTACATTTATCTAAAGCCCCTTGATACAATTCCAAATTACTTAACATATCTTTTACTTCTTCTTCATCTAAACCGCCTTCATCGTTTGTCTCCACTTCAATTAAAGAAGGATTAGGCTCATACGCTAATGTAGGTCTTATGCAAACCTTATCGGCGCACCCCATGAGGCACAATAACAGTCCTATGAGGAACAGGTTTAAACCGTATCGTTGAAAGTTGTGCATAAACATCTTGATCTATCCTTTCTTTAGCTTTTTGTGTATCAGTTTGAAGGGTGACTGTCTTTTTATCTATTTCTACCTGTTCCTGTAATGCTTTATTTTTAAGTCTTTCTTCTTCAAGCTTATTTGGGATATACGATACATAATAATAAAAAATCCCAATTATTAATGCTATCAACATCCCATATCCTATTTGTTTCCAGGGTAGTTGCACATTAAACATTTATTCAACCTCCTTTGATTGTGTATCACCTAAATACGCTTTAGGTGTATCTCCTACACCTTTATATTTCTGGAATACATTAGCACCTATGATAAAACAGGCTTGAAAGCTCCAAATTTCATCACCTATAAAATCATAAATAAGTAATGCTGTTGCTATCCCAAAAACTACCCACTGTTTACTCACTATCGTTAAACATAATCTTTGAAACCGATCTACAAGTTTGTTCCAAAAGTATCTACCGTTCACGCTTCCTCCACTTTAGGCGCACGATATGCTATTATTTTAGTTGTAGGGAAATTGGAAAACTTAACACTATCACTTTGATTTCCACCCAAACATTTTATAGTACCGTTACCGTTATTACTATCATAAAAACATACATGGGCGGCGTTAGGATTGTTTGCATCCTTCCTGTCTATAACAACTATACAACCTTTGACCGGAGTAGCTAGAACAACACCCCAATCAAGCCAAGACCTTGCTGCTGCTGAATGCGTACCTTTAAATTTATATTGTTCTCCTGCTCTGTCTGCTACATAATTAGCAAATGCGGAACACCAAGGAGTGCTATCTGAAGTAGCTTTCAGTGTAGTATGTGAATCATACTCTATAATACGTGCTTCTGATTCAGGCCCAGGAATTTCATGTACGCCTAATTCATTTGTTGCTACCCAATGCATTGCTAAACATGCTTCTTCTTTTTTAGTCATAGGTGTTTAATTCCTCTCTGTTTAGATTTTTTAAATACTATTAAATCAGGCTGATGTTCTACAATTGAAGGATATACAGCATTCAACAAAGTAACCCAATCTTTTACATCATGTATTTGTGTTATCTTCTTATCAATGTTACTGTTACTATTCCCAACTCTTTTTGTTAATTCTACTTTTATTACCACACTAATTTACCTCCTTTTTATATATTATTTTCCAGCCTGAATTAAGATAAGAAGCAACATGAGTTGGATATACTTCTTGTGTTTTAAACCATTTTCTCATTTTTATAAGTTTTGGAACACCTTTTATTTTAATATTACTTCTGCACATTTTCAAAGTCAATTCACCAATATTTTCTGCTGAAATTTCCCATTTTATTGAAGCTACATTTAAAATAGTATTTCCTGAATCATCTTTTATTGAAGTCGTGTTAGGATTACCGTCACTCTCAATACATATTTCTGGGAATACCCTTTTTACATCTTCTAACATTCTTTACCTCCTTTTTATATAATAGTACCGTTTGTAATAAATCCATGCCAATTTCCACTAGCACTTGCATCTATGCTAGGCATTACTGTTAATGCATCAAAATCATTTCCTTCAAATTTCCACGCCATATCTGCTTTTGTAGTAACAACACATTTACCAATATATTGAGGATTTTGTTTATAGATTAATTCATATTGGTCTTTAAATGACATTACAACTCGTTTACAAGTAAGATAATCATTTCCACCTGTCGGGTTCTTAAAAATAAATACATCAGGGGACAACCAAGCCGGTTCTAAATCAGTTAATTTCATTTTATACCTCCTTATAATCAATTTGTGGTACTATGATAGCATCCTCTATAGCTCTAACCCCTCTTGCCTTATCTAGCATAGTGTCTAAATCCGCATTCGTAACCCTCTCACATTCCTCTGGAATCGCTTTCTGCTGTTGTGCTACGATTATGTCACGTAATGCTCTTATGTCTTCTGATTTCATATTGGTAATGTCTGCATTCACTTCTACATGACTTGTATGCTGTTCAATATCAGCTTTTATATAAGTCATGTTTTTCCAACGAGCACTATTTCTATTCTGCAACCAAAACATAATTGCTTTTGTATCAGGAGACATATGCTTAGTTGTCATAACAATCTCTGTGGCCGGTACAGATACTTCTAAACCTTCTGCTGTTTTACCTTTTATCTTTATTCTCTTTATTGATTTTTCTTCAAAGGTATACCCTAAACATTTTTTCAATAATGCATTCTCTACATTAGCACCGTCATATTCATCTCTCCCCTTTCTCACCATCATTGCAAATTCTTTGTGTTTAATCATCCAAACTTCTACTGTATTCAGCTTTACATCAAAAACTTGGGCCAATTGTGCTTGAGTGAATCCGTACTCCTTGCTTAGTGTGTAACCTATGTGTGGAAATCTAAGCCCATCATAAATAGGTTCTGGGGATAACCCCAATTTCTTCTTTCTTTCTTCAACCCTTGTAGGCAACCCCAAGTCTATCCTTCTTTGGGCCATTGGATGTGCCCCACGCATAGGTTTATCTTTATTCAGGTCAATAGTTTTTTGGAACTCTAAACTCTTTTTTATAATTTTTGGAAATTCTCTCTTCTTTATTTTATTTCCTGTAGTACGCCCCATTTTATTTACTCCTAGTTTTGTATTTCTTCCAAGACTATTGTAGGTATCTTAAATTTCTTTCCGAACAAGTTGCATCTTGTATATCGACAAATCATATGTTTTTCTGGGTTATCATATCTACATAGTAAATTCCCGCAACAAGGGCAACTACAATTTATTGCTATTTCAGACAACAAAGGTTTGTTATTATCTCTTGTCCAATTATCTAGTATTTTCATTTTGTATAACCTCTATTTTTTCTATTAAATACCAGTGTGACAATTCTTTTGTTTCTATTACATTTACTCCCAAAAACTTTTGATTTGGGTTAGGGTCGTGTATCACTGTCCCCGTTGTATTTATAATAACAGCATGACTCCCACCTTCAAAAGTTCTGGATTTAACACTAGCTGCAATACAACCGTTCACTGTAGGTTGATCTGACAAATCTTTACAGTAACATTTCAATTCTGCGTCTGGGTAGCCTGAACCTTTAACTTCATACCCCAGACCGTATATAAAATAATAAAATACATTCCACCAATGTAATTCTTTTGTAGCAGGATACAAAATAAAATTTGGGACTTGACTTAATTCCAAATCAAACAACGATGCTATATTTGCTTGTTCACAATTACCCTTCCCTTTGTCTACTACTGTTTGAAATACAGCTTTCATTTTTTAATCCTCCTTTCCAAACTGTTTAATTAGCTTTTGGAGTCCTTCTAACTTATCCGCAGCAAACAACCTTGCTTCCTTCACTACATCGTCACTGTACTTAAATGGGTTACGCAAAATGTGTATTACCAAATCAATCTTCATTCAATCCTCCTTTCATATCTCCCCACAAATTTTTTGACTTCTTGTAACTTGTCATACAACTCCAAAAACTTATAAACCCAATCTTTAGGTTTATGTACCCCTAATTCCCAATCTCTAATTGTGTAGATAGACAATCCGCTTAAACTTACTAATTTCTTTCTATCTAACCCAACATTTAACATAGCTTTTTTAAATTGGATAGAACTTTGCTTGTGCTTCATAAATCCTCCCAAAAGTAATATCGTATGAACCTACTACAACTCGCCGGGGCAAAATCGCCTAAACCGTAGTACACTCATACGATTGATAAACTACAATATCTAAAAATGAATGTCAATAAGAGTTTAAATAAATACCAAACAACCCTTATAAATAAAACAAAACCTATATAAATTTTTTCTGGAAATATTTTGAACCTCCATTTTCAAAATAACTTCATAGTACAACGTATGAATACTAACACTATATACAAAGGTATAAATTTTATTTGGAAATATTTTGGAAGTTTGATTTTAGATTAAGTTTATTTTGTAACGTGAGTATTGTAACCCCACCTAGTTATCAACAGCCCTACCCCCGTCGGAATTTCCAGCCTTTTCTGATAGCTTTGGGCCATAAACCTTGCATAACAAACCCCCTTTTATTACACGTAGAAAACAATCGTAAATACAATACTTTGGGAACGTACTTGTCATAATAGTCCTTATGAGCACAAAAACCCTTTATTTATTGCATAGTTCTATATGTAGTGTGTCTGGGGAGAGTTAACCGGATGAATGCTAATACTATATATAGTAGGTGTTGCTTGATCGGCTCTATTTATGCACATATACATATCAGGTCTGGGGACGTGTTAGGGAGAGGTAAGCATATTTTAGGTTTTAGGTTTTAGGTTTTAGGTTGTTTTAGGTTTTAGGTTTTAGGGTAACTGATATACTCTACACTCTCTGTTTATATATCCCTGTTCTATGCTCTGTTACTCTGTTGATAGTCATACAATCCGTTTGGGTTTGTTCTATTGATCTACAATTGTTTCTATCTATATCTTGACTATTCTTATTTGTTGTTTCTGGAGGATGCTGTTATTTATTCTTTATTGTTTCTATTTCTTATTAGGTTTGGGGATTGTATCAGGGCTTTGGTGTTATTTATTTCAGATATAAGCTTTTATTGTTGAGTGGGGAAAAGGGTATTTATTTTGTATAGTTTATATGATTATATATTTCACATTAATTGCTTGTTTATATGAAGAGTTTTGAATATAGGTTGATAGGTATTGTTGCATTATATGTTTAGGCTTCCAAATTCGCTTTATATGACGTTCTAATGTTGGGGGTTGACACGTGTATTAGTTACTTTGTTTTATAGCGTCTATGAACCTGTTAGGATTTGGGGCGCATGGATACTAGGTTTGCGGGGTATAGTTTTGGAGGGCAAATTTCATGCCGAATATATTTTATTTATTTTCAAACTATTCTTATTTTATATATGATTTTTGTTGCAATCTAAATTATAACTAGTATTATAGATATTAAGATGTTTAGCACCCTGCGCAAAAAAGGAGATTATTATGAATGCTAAATTTAAAACATTAGGCACGTGCGGTATGCTTTATATTTATGAAAATAACAAATTAATTAATGCAATACCGTGTGACAATTACAAGCAATCAAAGCAGATAGCTACACAATACGGTGTTAATGAGGTGGGAAAATGAAAAGTCAAAAATTAATTATTAAAGCAATTGATTTATATTTTGTTGAAAAAGAAAATTATTTTATCAGGAGTTTTGAAACAGGTCAATTTATTACATTAAATCAAAAAAATAAAAATACTGTATTTTTTACGATTTATGACAAAGAATCACAAGCGATTTATGACAAAGAAATTAAGATTGAAGAAATCGAAAACAGAATCTACACATACACATTTATTGTCAATTGTCATTATAAATGCCTAACTGATTATAATATGATGATTGAAGCAAGTAAAACAAATATCAACAGTGAAGTTTTTTCGGAAATGTCAACAAGTGTCATAAAAGCATTATAAACAACTAACTAAAAGGGAGGTAATACAAATGAGGAAAAACATTATTATTGACAGCATAGTAAATGCACTAAAAGAAAAAGGCATTTTTGTTAAGCAACAAACAATTGATTACCTTTACAAAAAAGATTCTGATTTCTTAAAGGGTGTTAGCAGAGCAATACAAACAAATGAAGGTATGCAACTAATCAAAGCTTTGGGAGGTAATTAAAATGAAAACCTATAGAGTGTTTTTTAATAATTCCTGTAACACTCAAGAAAAAAGAGGTTCTTTTATTGCCGAGGTAAATGCAATTGATGAAAAGAATGCAGCAAAACAACTTAATTTGAATAAATTTTATTTACGCTTTGAGGAGGTAACACAATGACAAAACAACAATTAATAACAACATTAGCAAATCACGGCATTACTCGGGTAATTATCATCATTAACGATTGTATAGGTTATGGGAGAAACGGCCAACAACTATTGTATACCGGAGAGCAATACAATTTCCGCGGTATTAATGAGTTTGGTGATATTGAAATTTTTGTTGATAATCACTTTGGTGGTCAAAATATTGTGGCAATAAATCAAAATGATTGCTACTATCAATAAACATCGAGCGGCAAACGCTCAAATCTCAAACAGGACCTAGGGGCCGGAATATTGACGGGGAGTTTAAAGGGGAAATCAAAATGCATAAAATACATACATCGTATAGGGTTTTTAAAGGGCGGTATTATCCAACAATAGTTATACAATCAAATAATGTTGATTGTAGTAATTGCGGGGTAATTATTGATTTGCATAAAAGTGGATTTAAATCTGAAGAAAAAGCACGATTACATGCAAAAGGAGAGTCAATTTTTTTAAAATGTGAATATATACAACCTTAAATGTTTTGTATGCCGTAAAGAGTACTTAAATAAAAAAGGGGGCATAACCATGCAAAAAATATATAAGAAAGATTATTTTGAATTAGCGGTATTTCTCATGGATTACCATTCTGGGCAATCGTCAAGAGGTTATCGGTTATTATGCAAGCTAAAACCTAATAATTTTTCATCGTCGTTGTGTGACGAATGTAGGGATTCAGAAATATATGCTTTTTTGGAATGTTACTATTCAAACAAAGTGTAAATTTAAAGGAAGGAGGAACAAACCAGATGAATAAAAAACAGGTTGAAACTGGACGCAGTAAAGAGACGATCCGGCTGGCAAGCAACGTAAGGAAGTCACTCTAAAAGGAAGGGGGAGCAATGAACAAAATCCAAGAAATGGTTTATCAGCATTTTGTATTAAACGGCATGACAGAAGTAAATGCAAAACTTGAACTTGGGGAAATGACAGAATTAGAAATTGAGAAACTACACACTAAAATCAAAAAGGAGAATGAAACCATGGAAAAGACAACCACAGCAAAAGGTAAAAAAACAAATCCCGCTATTCCTTCAAAAACAGTAAAACCCGTTAAAGCAGAAACCGTGAAACCGGCAACAAAGAAAACAGACGTAAAGAAAACCCCTGTAAAGCCTGCCAAAGCTGTTACGGATAAAAGGGCAGGTAACGACAGAAGACAAGAAATAAAACCCATTACAGGTAAAACCAGCAAGCCTGATGCAGTAAAACCAGTGGCAAGCAAACCTGTAAAGCAAGAAAAAGTTATAAGCAAAGAAAAGCAAGCGGCAAAAGACAAGCTGGCAGCAAAAGTGAAACCTGTCAAAAAAGATAAATACTCCAGAAGTCATGCATTAGTAGATGCATTGAAAAAGGGTGGTACTCAAAAGGAAATCATAGAGCGTGCCCAAGATTTATTTATGAAACATGAAAATAAAACAAGTGGGGACGCTGGAAAATCATTTGTTAATACTGTCACAAGTTCCAGCATCCCACTACTTCTATTGACAGGATTTATCACTAAAGATGATAAAGGAAAGTACCACATTGTTAAATAAATGTTTGTTGCTTGTTAGAATGCCTGGTATTTATGAGGTTTCAGGCATTCGATAGAAACAACAAACCCCAAATAAAAGGAGATGGTTATGGCATATCGTATAACTAAAGAAATGCTAAACAAAAAACTAGCTTTAATTTGCACTCTGTTGAACAAACCGTTTGGGCAGTTTAGAGATGTAGGAAATGCAAAAGGCTGGGAATGGAATATTGGTGGATATTTTCTTGATAATTGTAGTGGATATATTGTTAGAGAAATAAATAACAGATTAACAGCAAAAGAAATGTATTATATGTTAGAAGGTATTTGGGATGCTCTATATATTAAATCTAAGGAGGTTTAAAACATGTTTATGTCAATAGGTGGTTTAATTTGTATCATTGTATGTATCTGGTTTATCCGTCAAGGCTATTAAATCAAAAAGTAATAGCAGTATATAGCCGATTGCTAAAACAACGGCTTAAAACTTAAATTTGGAGGTGTGTCTTGAAAATTTCAGATTGTAAAACAATTTTAACAGCCTGTATAAACGCTAGTCGTCGTGTATTGCTTGTTGGCCCCCCAGGTATTGGCAAAACAGCAATTGTGAAGGAAGTACAAAAAGAACTGAATGCTGATTTGACCGTGATTTACGGTTCTATCAGTGATCCAACAGATTTCAAAGGTTTGCCATGTATCATTGACGGTAAACCGGAAATAAAACCTTTTGGGGAGTTAGAACGTATTTTTAATGCTGATAAACTGCATATTGTTTTTGCTGATGATATTGGACAAGGTGCTCCGGCAGTGCAAGCGGCTCAAATGTCATTCCTAGATAGGGTAAAGGACAATAAAAATGTAGTTGTAATAGGTGCGACAAATCGGCGTGAAGACCGGGCCGGGGTATCTGGATTGCTTGAACCTATCAAGTCAAGATTCGACAGTATTATACATGTCGCCTTTGATATGGAGGACTGGATTGATACATGGGCGCTTGATAATTTACCTGTCGAATTGGTAGCATTCAATAAGTTCCGGCCGGGTTTGATGTATTCCGGCAACCCCACAGCCGATCTAGTAAATAATCCTTGTCCCAGAACTGTTGAAAGTCTGGGAGCTTTAATGGGTATGAATATCCCAGCACATCTACAACTTGAAACTTATAAAGGGGCTGTTGGTGAAGGTTATGCGGCGGAGTTTATAGGTTTCATGCAGATATACACAAAACTTCCCAGCATCGATGCAATACTGTTGAATCCAGATTCTATTGAAATGCCAACACAACCGGCAGTTATATATGCATTATCTTTGGGACTTGCACGCAAGGCAAGTCAAAACACAATAGAGCGTATACTAAAATTCACTGATAGAATGCCTCCAGAATTCCAAGTTTTGATGATACGGGATTCGGTCAAGCAAAATCAAACAATCTGCAATACTAAAGCATTTATTGCCTGGAGTGCAAAACATCAAGATACATTGATTTAAACTGATTTAAACTATCTCAAATAAAAGGAGAACAAAGTCATGAAATACAAATTAATTATGTGTAAAACTTTATTCACAAATATGGAAGAAATAAAAAAATATCATAAACTTGGTTTTATCTTTGATGAAGATGAAGATGGAGAAATTTTTGTAAATGATGATTTATTGCCTGAAATTGAAATAAATACACTTGAACAATTGCAAAATTTTATATCAGAATATGGTCAAATTGTTATACATACTGATACAATAGAAATATATAACGATTACAGGGAATGAAATAAAACTATAAAGGGGAGGATATAAAATCATGGTTAAATCAAATATGAAACAAGCAACTGGACATAATGAACTAGCAGAAAAAGCAATGCTAGTGTCATTGAATATTGGCCAATGGATAGGTAGAAAACAAGATAAAGAAGTATCAAATCAGGCCCAAACCGATTTTGAAGCACTCCCAGGAAGTGGGACATATTACAAATCAATTGTTGCTAAAGAGGCATTAAAAGCTATATCTAGTGCAATTGCACAAGCAAGAATTTTTCATTATTCCCAAACCCTTCCGTGGACGGATGATGGATATAGAATACTAACAAGTATGAATTATCTGGACTATACGGAAGGAATGAGGAAGTTTAAAAGCATAGTACAAAACAATGTAGACGACTTTTTGAAGGAATATGAAAACCACAAAATCAAGGCGCAAAAAGAGCTAGGTAAAATGTACAAGGAAAATGATTATCCCGTTTTGTCGTCACTCCGGCACAAGTTTTATTTTGACACAAATGTTATCCCGCTTCCTATCTCACAAGATTTCCGTATGGCACTCCAAAAGGAAGAATTGGAAAACTTGCAAGCGCAAAATAACACAAGGATACAAGAGGCGATAAATAATGCTATGCAGGACGTTTGGCAGCGCCTCTATGATAAAATAAATGCTGTTGTAGAAAAGTTAAAAGAGCCTGATGCTATTTTTCGTAACAGTTTGATAGGTAATGTAATGGAATTAGTCGAAATGCTGCCAAAACTGAATTTAACGGATGATATAAAATTGGAAGAAATGCGAAAGGAGATTGAGGTTAAAATCTGTGATTTAAATCCCCAAGATTTACGGGATAATAAAAAAGAAAGGAAAGAGGCGGCAAAACAAGCGCAAAAGATTTTAGACCAAATGTCTGGTTTCATGGGGTAGAAGTCACTTAATAAACCTTTTAATGTATTAAAGGAGGATTTAAAATGGAAACTGCGATTACTTTTCTGGAACTGAAAAAGCTTGTCAAACAACATGGGAATAAAGCGACACTCAACAAAGTACAATCTGCAATTGACAATGATAAAATTGGTATGATTTATATTTATGCAAGAGGTGGAACAAAGTTTATTGTCAAGCGATATGCCACAGGTCGCTTTATTAAAAAAGTCTGGAATTGATATTTGTTAGTTTGCTATAGTCTGATTATAGGTTATAGCAAATTATAGAAGTATCAAACCAATAAAAAGGAGGTATAAAGCCATGATTATTAAAATAGAAAATTACAATACAAAAAGCGCGTCAGAATATTGGTATCCTGAATGGATTGAAGCTAATTTTTTACTTATTGAAATTACAAGAAAACCAACATTTAAAGAATCATATCTTTATAATTCAATGGAGGGATAAAATGAATGAAATATTAAAGAAAATTGTCAAAGCACGTTCAGCATTAATTTTAGAGGAATCATTTTTTGCAACACTTGCATTAAAACTGCAAATCGAAGAAAATAATGAACTATGCAAAACAATTGCGACGAATGGAATAAAGCTGATTTACAATGCTGATTTCATCGAAAAATGCACATTAGACGAAACAAAAGCATTGAATGCTCATGAGGTTTTACACTGTGTGTTTGGGCATCATGTAAATAGAGGCAACAGAGATGCAAAAATTTATAATCAAGCTGCTGATTATGTGATTAATCCTATTTTGCTTGATGTTGGTTTTGTTTTGCCGGGAGAGTATTTGTATAATAAAGATTTTCTGGGGAAAACAACAGACGAAGTATATAACATTTTGTATCAGAAACAACAGCAACAAGATAATAAGCCGCTTCCTGGAGAGGTTCTAGACTATACAGGAAATGACGAAACAACAGAAGAAGCAAGTCAATCTGAAAAGGAACTGCAACAGCAGGAATGGCAAATAGCAGCAACACAAGCAGCAAATCAAGCTAAAGCTTGCGGGAAATTGCCTGCTAGTCTTGCAAGATTAATATCAGATTTGAATGAATCAAAAGTAAATTGGAGAGAGGCTTTACACCGTTTTGTGGAACAAGTAGCAAGAAATGACTATACGTGGAAACGCCCTAACACAAGATATATGGGGACTGGTTTTATCCTTCCTTCATTGTATAATCATGAAATGCCACCACTTGATATTTATGTTGATACGTCTGGGAGTGTTAACCAAGAAGATTTAAAACAGTTTGCAAGTGAAATTGACGACATTTTGACGCAGTACAACACAACAGCAAGGGTGATTTACTGTGATACAAGGGTGACTAATGTTGAAGAGTTTACAAGCGAAAATAGACCGGTTAAATTGAATGCAAAAGGAGGTGGTGGTACTGACTTTGCCCCAGCAATAGCATGGAGCATGAAGCAAGAAGATTTACCATGTTGTGGTGTATATCTCACGGATTTGGAATGTGACAGTTTTGGGGATGAACCTGATTTTCCAGTTCTTTGGGTAGCTACTGAAAACACAAGAAGAACTGTCCCTTGGGGCGAATTAGTAAAAATGCATAGCTTTACATGATTAAACAGGGAAACTTCAGGAGGTAAGCAAAATGAAATACATATTAATATTAATCATCCTAGCAATATTGCATTATCTATTTAAAAGGAGATAAACAAAATGAAAAATCCTATAATGTAAACCGTGGGATATTCCAAGGGGTTTTCATAATTAACAATAATTGGAGCATAAAGCTATGTTAATACCATTACATATATTAAATAATGTGTCTATGTCTAGATCTTGGTCTAGGTCTAGGTGTGGGTCTAGGTCTATGTCTAGGTCTAGGTCTAGGTCTGGGTTTAGGTCTAGGTTTAGCTTTGGGTCTATGTCTATGTCTAGGTCTGGGTCTGGGTCTAGGTTTATATCTAGGTCTAGGTCTAGGTCTAGGTCTAGGTCTGGGTCTGGGTCTGGGTCTAGGCCTATATCTAGGTCTAGGTCTAGGTCTATATAGGGAGGTATAAAGCTATGATAGATTTGGAAATAAAAGGAGCACAATAAAATGGACTATACGGCAGGAGAAATTTATCAAGAAAGATGTAACATAGCATGGGGGGGGGGCTTTGAATATAGGGATTATTCAAGCTAATTTTATGGATAGTATTTTAATTGAATACTATCTTTGGGAAATAGAAGATTCTGAATATAGTAAATATCATTAGGGGATAATAGGAGATA